TAGTTCCCCCTACCTTTAAGGGCTACACGGTACTCCTGAGGCCCTGAGAAGGCGTAGGAGATACATTCCCTCATTGTTCTATCAATAATCTTACGGATCTCTATATTACTAGGGTTACTGTAAGCAGCCCTAAAGTATATAGAGTCAGCATCAACTAATGCTATTGCCATTTTGTTTCCTTTATCTATAAATTATTTCTATACCCCAGTGTTTTACCTTGTTTTCTAATGGGTAGGGGTCCCATTCATCTCTTTCGTACTCAACTGCTGCGAGTTTATGGAGGACGATGTGGCCTTGTGAAGTATACCAGCGAGATAGTATATTGAACCACTCTCTGGGCATAAGTTCTTTAGGCTTGGGGTGGTAAGATACAAGGTATCCTGGGTACTCAATTGAGTTTTCATAAGGCCTCTCTTTTATATTATTAATGTACGTCTGCATAACTGTTTCCGATAACATAATCACCACCTTCCATACAAGTAACACCAAACATCTCTGGTCCTTTCTTGAATGACTCTTGTAAGATTTCACCTACACGATCAGCATCATCTGGATGTGCAACGTAAGCAAGCTCATCGTGATAGAACAAGCGTGGTTCTGCACGTAGTCCTTCTTCATCAATCTTGTTCATAGCGTATGATAAGGCTGATTTACAAGTGATGCCCTCTGCTGTTTGCAGAAGATAGTTTAGGGCTTGGTATTCACCAGACACAAACACAGGGCGACCATCAAGCCCAGGGAACCAACCCTCGCCTGTGGCGTACTGAGTGCTGCGCCATACATCTCCCAGTCTATTCTTTAGCTCTGCTAATCCTTTAATACCTTTGGCAAAGTCTTCACGAGACTTCTTACCAGCATTAGCGTTAGGCTTACCAGTTAGAATAGAACCAAGTTTAGCATCACCAGCACCAAACAAGTATGCATACAGATAGTTCTTAGCGATGGGACGAGAGCAACCAAGAGAATCAGCGTTTCGTTGATGTTGATCACCATAGATAACTTCATTAGTAAACTCATCATTGCCTACGTAATGACACAGACCCCTTAGCTGGTTACCAGAACTGTCAGCGCCTACAACTTTCCAATCATCATCAGGTATAAACAGTTCCCTTAGCTCTTTACCCCACGGGGCGTTTACTCCTGGAAGGTTTACGATAACCTCATGACGACATCGGAATGTTTGAGTACCGATAGTCCACATGTTACCGTGGATACGACCATTGGAAAGAACCTCAAGCCAGCCCTTAATAACAGAGCTTCTATTACGAAGGGTATAGAACTCGCTGATCATTTTACCAAAATCCCCTAGTTTCTCTAGAGATGTGTCAGTAATCTTTGGACCAACAGTAACCCACTCTCGACCTACTTTCTTACGATTATACTCATCAGGTTTCCACCCAATTGTAAGCAACCATTCCTTAACAAGCTCCATAGAACCAAGGGTGATCTGCTCAACAGTAAAACGTTGGAAGGGTTCCCCTGCTGCATGAACGTGTGTGTCGGTTGTTTTAATTTCTTTATTGTAAAAGTCAGACAACAAACGTGCAGTTACCGTTGTGTAGTCTCCATTCTTTTTGAACTTAGGAAACTTTTCTACTTTATCTATGTATACTTTATGCGTACCCAATTGTGGGTGAAGAATGTTTTCAATCTCAAGCATACGAACATTCATAGCTTTTAGATTCTTCTTTGCTTTTACAACATCAAAGTTCCAACCACGAGTCTTTACACGTGCGTTAAACTTAGCTGTATCATGCTCAATCAGAAGACCCTCTTTAATAGCTGGTCTTTTAGCAGCAATCTTTTTGTATTCTACCATTAGGTGGTTGAACACATCTGCATTTAGCTTTACGTCTTGTACACAGTACCTAAGCATTTCTTTAGAATACTTATCCCACTCATCAAATTCAATTTTAGAGTTATTAAGACGCTCACCCCAGCCTTTAAGTCCGTGCTTGTGGGGTCTTTTGTATTGCAATACCTGAGACATAATCCAGGTATCGTATACTTTCTTTTCGTTTAGTTTCAAACCATATAGCTTTTCCATAACTAAGTTATCGAAGCCAATGATGTTGTGACCGATCAAAACCTCTGCATTGTTTAGCATAGCGCAACCATCGTCCATTGATGGGATTGAGTTATCATAATCACTGAATTTGTAAGTTGATCCAGTATCTAAGTTATGTGCTACAAGGCACCATACTTTTGTTGCATCAAAACCATCGGTTTCAATATCATACACTAGTTTCATAAGCTTTTCTTTCTAGGTAGTGTTTTTCTTTCACTGACCTGATTGTGTGACAGTTAGCGCAACGGATGTCGCATTTACGGGCTTCTTTGATAATGTTTTTGATACTACAAGAAGCCATTCTGTGAGGTGTGTATAGTTTATCTGAAGGATCTCTATGATCCCATTGAAGAGCGTAGGGGTTTTTGTTGTACCCACAGTCAATACATCCTTTAGCTATTTTGTATCGGTCTAGTATTTTCCTACGCCTTCTAATTTTCTTTACTTGTTTACTAAGTTCTTCATCCACTGTTTTCTTCTTTCTTTATGTCGCATTTAGGACAGATTTTATATCCACTGTCTATTGATACGGTTAGTATTTCTACACCACATTCAATACATTTAAATCTTTTAAACGGTTTACCCGTTACATGATCAACCTTTCCCCTGTCTGATTTCATGGGATTACACCTAGCACCCAGTTTTCTGCACAGTCTTCTGCGTATTGCTCTGAGTGTCCTTCGATAAGTCGATCTTCAACTACGGTTTCTCCTTTAATCATAAGAACTGAATAACCTGTCAATTCTTTGAACACGTGGGATTTCCTGTCAGAATATTGACTATCTCCCCAGAATGTGTGTAGTTCTGTCATGATTTAAACTTTCTCCCTTTAAAGAATACAATTAGGTTTACTGTAGTGTTAATTGTTACCATGACTACAAGCCAGTATTGTAACCATTCAGGCATCATAATCTTCTATCAGCATTTGCAAATAGTGCATTGCCTTTTCAAGATCTTTTTTGCCGTTTTTACTTTTATGTCTTACAACATATTTAATAACATTTGCTTCTCTGAATGGTATATCATTTTTTACAATGAAATCAACAGGTTGTATAGGTAATTGGTAGTGGTTACCACCAACTTGTCTCGACTTAGCATCCATTTCTTTACTCATCCTTTTCATAAATGCTTCATGTGGTTCTTGATTAGCGTTCATCTCCTGATCCTTTCAGGGTTCCTTCTTGTTTACGTGAAGCTAATTTATCCAGATTAGCAGCAGCAATAGTATCAAGACTATCCCCAAGTTCGTTGGCAAGAACAGCGAGATACCAAAGAGTATCACCAAGTTCTTTACTAATAGCTGCCAGGGCTTCTTCTGCTTTTGTTGGATCATTGTCGTAATCTCCACGAAGAATCTTCTTAACTTTGTTTGCGACCTCTGCAGCCTCTCCTGACAGCCCAAGTGCCAAGTACGGAAGTGCTTGATGTTTTGGGTAAACAGCCGTTGTGATAGCTTTGGTTTGATATTCATTAAATTTCATAGTGTTTTATATACCCCTTATAGAATTATACCTTTTTGATGACGCAGCTTGTCTGCGGCATAAGATATACCTATAAGGGGTATATACAATTTATGGAGAAAACAATGCCTTTTAACCCAAAAAGTCTCAAAAACCTAAATGGTGCTTGGACAACTGAATCTGCAAAAGCTGCACAAAAGAAAGGTGTGGCTACGCGCAAGGCTAATAAAGAAGCAAGAGAAGCTGTTAAGATGTCCATTTATGAATGGGGCAAATATAAAGACGATGTTCTCTCTACAAACGATATGACTTCTTTGGATGTCCTTAAGATAATGATGTTTAAAGCATTAGAAAAAGATGACATGAGTACTGCACTTGATATTGCAAAGACTCTTGCAGAATTTGAGTCACCAAAGCTTGCACGTGTTGATCAAACTAATATTGAGATACAGGCTGAAGACTTGTCTGATGAGGAACTGCAAGAACTTTTAGATGAAGCAAGTGCCGAAGTGAGTTCCTCGCGACACTGATGCATTTTGTCGGTTACCCAAAAAAGATGCATATGCGTTTTGTCGGTTACTGAAAATAAATAAAAGATCCCTAAGTACACACAAAGTGTACCTAGGGATTTTTGGTTATCTATTATTGTGCCTTAGGGCGGCTACAGAAGTTACCGCCAGTACCGTTAGGGCTACCTGCAGCTAACCGTGATACAGACAGGTACCCTTGGTTGCTTGAGAAAGAACCTTTGGGGCCGTATTGATTAGTTGTACGGCGAAACTGCAGGTTCTGGCGACCAATAGGGTTTACGATAATTGTAGCTGTGATTGCTTTTTGCATAATAATAACTTTCTATTGAATTTTAAACTGTCTATCTAGTTCCTGTAGAGCATAGCCTAGATCTATATATAAATGTGTAGCCTCTTCTTCTGTGAGAAGGACTTCTTCACCGCCAAAGTCGATAGCAATTTTACCATCGGCTTCAGCGTATACGTTTTCTATATCAACGATTGTCATTAAACATCGTCACTATCGTCTACAAAACCTTCTTTGAAAGCATCATGTAAAGTTGAGATATCAGCTGTATCCACAGATCCATACACGTTGTAGTGTGTTACTTCTGAACCATAGCGTTTGCCTTTGCCGATTCTGAGTTCTTCACAGACAGTATCTAGTTTTGTGAATGCCATTGTAGCATTATCTACGTTTCTTGTGTATACGTCAAATGATAGTTTCATATTATACTCCATAAGTTGAACTGATTGCGTCTTCTACCATATCTTGGATTTCATCTTGAGACATTGTAAGACCAATGTTTTGTAGTTGAAAGTTTACAAGGTCTTTTACATGCACTTTTATATATTCTTTTGATTCTGCAATGTATTCTTCG